AAAGACGAGCTCTTGATCTTTTCTGATCTAATTACTCAACACAATAGAATGTATACTGCAGAAGATATCTCTAAAATCTATTCGTTGCATAACAGAATCCTCGGTAGCAACAAGAGACCAAACGGATGTCCTTCTTGTCTCCGTTCTACAGTAAGAGAACTATCTAAAGTAATAAAGACACTTTGAACAGAGAGTTTCGGATCTTAGATGAATATGCACCAGTCTTCTATTCTGATAAGACTTATTTCTTAATCAGTGGCGGGCGGGGAAGCGGAAAGTCCACTCAGATCGGTGCATACTTCTTAATGAAGTTGATGGGAGATGAATTCTTTAGAGGTGTAATCTCCCGTTACACACAAAAGAGTATCAAGAGTTCTATCTATCGAGATATCTTAGATCTCGCAGAGCAATGGGGAATTAAATCATTCCTCAGAATCGAGGGTGACGAAGTAATCAATCCAGCAAATGGTAACATGATTATCACTCACGCAATGCGCTTAGCCGATGGCACAATGACTGCACGTGGTAAAGGTCTAGCCAGAGTAACTCATCTACTTATTGATGAAGCAGTTGAGCTACCTTCTGAAGAAGAATTTATCAAGCTGAATGACTCATTTAGAACGAAAGGTGTGGAACGAAAAATCTTCTTGCTCTTTAACCCTTCATCTGTACGACACTGGATCTTTCGGCGATGGTATCTAAATGACGGAGAACCAAATCCAAAATGGTTACATGATCACGTGTACATCCACACGACATATCACTGTAATGCACATAATCTCGATCCAAAGAAAGTAGAAGAGTGGGAGCGTATGCAAGATGCCGATCTTGAATATTACTCTCACCATATCATGGGTAAGTGGTCTGAAGGTCTAATTGGTAGAATCTTTAAGCACTGGCAATTTACTTATGAACCAGATCCAGAAGCACAAATTATGTATGGGCTCGATTTTGGTTTCTCTAATGATCCTACCGCACTCGTGGAAATCAAGAAACATAAAAACAAGATCTGGATCAGAGAACTACTTTATGAAACAGGGCTAACTAACGGTGATATTTCTCTAATGCTCGAAAAAGCAGGTTTGAAAAAAACAGCTCTCATCTATGCAGACTCAGCCGAACCAAAATCTATTGAAGAGTTAAATAGACTTGGCTGGAGAAATCTACAGAAATGCTACAAAGGACCCGACTCTATCCGTAATGGTATTAATAAGCTTCATGAGCTTGAGGTCTTCTGCGATCCCCATTCTAAGAATCTTGTCGATGAATATAACTTGTACTCATGGGATAAAACTGGAGAACGACCTGAAGATCAACATAACCACTGCATGGATGCTCTGCGTTACGGAGTATCTAAACTCGAAAACAACGGCTCGTACGGTTTCTACTCACGAAAACGAAAAACTTTTGATGAAGAGGGACTACCTCTTGCACCTGTAGATCCTACTCAAAAAATCTATACTTACAAATAATATGGAAACTTTAATAGACTTAGAAAAATCAGGAAACAATCACAAAGACTTTTTTGATTATTTTGATAAGATTTATGTGATTAACTTAAAGAGAAGAGAAGATAGATTAGAAATGTTTTCTTTTCAAATGAAAAAAGCAGGAGTAGATTTTACAAGGATAGAAGCAGTTGATGGAGAGAAAATAAAAGAACAAATTTTTAAAGATCCTTCATCTATTCTAGAGAAATATTCCGATATCTATGACTTAGATAAAATGCTAAAACGCAACCGTGATAGAGTTTTAACGGAACCTGGAATATTTGCATGCGCTGAAAGTCATCGACTAGCAGTATTAAAAGCCAAAGAAGATGGTTCTAAAAGACCTCTTATTTTAGAAGATGACGCTTCTCTGACCAAAGCTCTTTTTCATAGAGGAACTCAAATGATCAATGAGATTAAAGATGCAGATTTCGATATGGTTAACTTAGGAATAGTTAGAATGAAATTTGACGAAGGCAGAGAACATTTTTCTGGAAGCGGTCTTTTAAGAAGATTAGAAAAGGGAGTTCCTACTAAATTTCATGCATATACAGTAAACCCTGAATTCTACGATGAATTTTTAAGATACAGTCTTCTGTCATGGGAAAATCACATTGATATACAAGTAACGAGTGAGTGCCTTAAAGATAAAAAAGATTATTTAGCTATTCATCCGCGTCCTTTTACTCAACTTGGAGACTATTCTGATCTTAGAGAGAAAAAAATTAAAAAAGGAGGATTAGACGAAATAGCTTTCAGGTTTCCTCACCAAGCAAAGAGAAATGATTCTTATTTTTAATACGAAGAATTTGTAAACTACAATCCCTAAACAATGCCAAATAGAAAGCTCCTTAACCGAAACACAATCACAGATCTTCCTACAAAAATACCTATCTGGGTAATCAACAGAGAGAGAGATACAGAGAGACTCAATTCATTTAGACAAGAGTGCATGAAGATTGGTTTCACCGATGTTATACGTTGGACTGCAATGGAAAACAAACGCGGTCAAACAGGTCTCGGACTTACACTTATCTCAATGTTCAATGCAGCACAGGCAATTTCTGTAGAAACTCGTGGTCCTGAGCTATGTCTTATCTTTGAAGATGATTGCAGATTCACTTGTGCACAGAGCTGGATGTGGTTCTGGAAAATGTGGCACCTCTTACCACCTGATTGGGATGTGTTACTCGGTGGTGCATACGGAGTTACTGCAAAAGATATTCCATCTACACCTTATCTAAAAAAGGTAGAGGGATTCAGCGGCTGTCACATGGTACTCTGGAACTCGAAAGCAATGCGTAAAGTGCTTGCAGATTATGATCCGCACTCTCCGAAGGCAGTATCTCATATCGATAGATTCTTAGAGAAATCTGGCTTAAACATCTATCTTTGTGATCCGCAAGTTGCAGTACAAGAAGCAGGTCTACAAAGTACAATCGGTCCAGGAATAGTCCCAGACCGATTCAGCCGCCAGAATCTGTTGACTCCCTATATGTACAGAGATGAGCTGGCTAAGATAGAAGATAACTCCGTTGTTTTTAGAACAGAAGCCCAAGGTAGAAACTAGGAATTGAAAGCAGCAACAATCTTATTTTGCACTTTAATTGATAGGATGCCTTGCTTGGCTTGATAGCGCCAATTGCCTACCTGCCCATAAGGAACTCCTATTTTTTCTGCAATTTCGGAATTGCTTAGTTCTAAAATTTCTTGTAGGCTCCTACTATTAAGAGAGTAAATTGCATCGTCAATTTCTGCAATAATAGTATTTTTTTGTTTAATCAAAAGATTTATAAGAGCAGATTTGTCGAATTTAAACATTTGGAGGTTTAACCCTGTGTTAATGAGATCAATTAATTTTAACAATTCTTCATTTTTCTGGGCATTTTGTTCTATTAGATTTTCTAGAACTGAAATAGTGGTTGGCATTTTTAGACTGCGAGCGATCAATTTGTTATCGTGCTTGTACTCTTCTGAACCTAACTGAAACAATCTGTTGGCCGGGTAACCACGTAAATATCTCCAAATGCTCACTCTGGTTCTGCCTAATAAATGCGCTAACTCATCAATTGAAGCTTCGACCATTCCACCCTCCGGGTATTTGCTATGCCAACCCGGGGTAATTTGATAAATGTGTTTTTCGTTTTCCATAGTACAAATATAATATATATACACGAAATAAAAAAACTTTTGAAAAACTATTTTAAAAAAAAGGGGAAGTTTGAGCCAACTACGACTCTACTTCCCCCTAAAAACAAATTGGTGAATCAAACCAATAGAACAAATATAATATATATACACGAAATAAAAAAACTTTTGGAAAACTATTTTCTAGTTCAAAACATGAAACCGCTATATCTATATAAAAAGTAAAGGATGGCAAACGTTTACGCAACGACATACAGCACTCTTATAACTGCACTTCGAGACTTAGCACTCTCTGACATGGCAGTAAAGTCTTTTAGAGTCGGACCTCTTTCAGATGTAGAAATTGCAATGAAAGACGAAGATCCGCAAATGCAGAACTCTTTCAAATATCCCTATGTGCATCTTGTTCCAGTCAATGCTACAATGAACGGGAGATCTACTATATTTTCATTTGATATGATTGTAATGGATCTTGCAAAAGACGAAATCGATCTTGAAACACGGGTACACTCATCTACTCTGGAAATCACAAGAGACTTAATGTCTAAATTCAATCAAACGACTTGGACACAATTTAGATACAATATTCAGTTACCAGCAACTACTACTCCTTTTGTAGAGGGTTACTTAAACTCAGTAGCAGGTTGGACAACTCAAATGAACATAGAAGCTATCACACCGCTTAATCTTTGTGACGCACCCTTTATAACAGTATGAGTTACGTAAGTACGAAAATAGACGAAGATCTTAGAGCTGCACTGAAAGAAGTGGGGAACTATATCGTGAGTGTATTTAGACAAAAAGCACCTAAAGATACAGGCCGCTTGCGTAATTCAATTGGCTACAGTATTACAGAAACCCGTGATGGCTATCAACTAAGATTAGGCTATTTGATCTATGGAGTCTTTCAAGATCTTGGAGTAAACGGTACAAAGGTAAATCGGGGATCTCCTTTTCAGTTCCGATCACAAACAGTTGGAGGTAATCTTCCATTTGCGGTTAGAAAGTCAATTGCAGAAAAAGGGCTAAGAGCAAAAAACTGGACTGCACTCTCTACTACAGAACAAGAACAGATTGATCTTAAAATACAAGACTTATTCGGAATGGACCTAGACGAACTATTCAATAATATTCTTACTAAAACGAACGTAGTAACAGCATGATAGAATTTACCCTTGATAAGAAAAAATACGAAATCCTTGATGTAACTATCGAGCAGTACTACAAAATTGTAGACTTGCTCGTGTTAACAGAGACTGTACAAGCACAATATGAAATTATACACTTCATGTGTGGTGCTCCCATTGAAGATCTCAGAAAGCTTGGTGCTGGTGAATTTGCACTCTTATGGAATGAAGTACAGCGTGGACCTTTGGCTCTGGCCGATAACCCACCTCTTGTAAAATCATTCTATTTTGCGGACCAGTGTTATGCATTTGTAGACTTAAACAAGTTAACTATTGGTGAACTTGCAGATATGGATGTACTCAGACAAGATCCACAGCGAGACAAGAAGCTACACACAATGATGGCTATTATGTACAGACCTGCAGTAGAAATCTCTAAATCATGGTTTAAGATCGATGAATATGATTCTGAATCTCTAAATGAAAGAGCAGAACTCTTCAAACAGATGCCAATCAAAAATGTAATGGGAGCTATCAACTTTTTTTTTCATTTCATAGAAGCCTCTTACGAAAGTATTCTGGACTCTTTAATATTGACGAGCGAGACAATGGAGGAGAAGACGACTCTACAGGAAGCGAAGCAACTCATATTAAGTCTGCTAGATTCTGGACAGGGATCTTCTATTTTCTTTGCGGAGAAAACATTCTCGAAATGGAAAGAGCTACAAGAGTCCCTGTTACCACTGCTTTCAACTTCTTGGCGCACACCAAAGACAAACAAAAGAAAGAAGCTCTAGCACAAAAAGAGCTCATGCAAAAATATAATCTAAAATAATGGCAATTACTTCAGTAGCATATAAACCCTTATGGCTCTGCACCGGTTACAATCCAATTGTCTGGTCTGTGCTTTCAGATAACATTGCAGAAGTTGACTTCAGTTATGTATTTGACATATACATTAACGGAGTGAACACCGTACGTATCAGACAGAGACCTAATCCTACAAATTACGGGATGATAGATGTTTCTTCGATTATAGAACCATATTTAAACACGTCAAACTTTACACAGGGCTTAACAGAGACAGGACCGAATGACTGGTTTTGGGATAATGAAAATGCAAGTGCACACGTGTATATTAAAGTCGGAGAGCAATGGGGCCCAGACGGTACAATCTACAATGGAACTACAGATGCAGTAGGAGCACCCGCTTATGCAGTATATTCAAGTTATTCAGGTTTAGATGTTCCAGTTCATGCAATTGCAGGATCTCTTGATGATCACACTTCTCTATGGCAGATGCAAAACACAAGTGGCGGTGGAATCTGGGGTTCTAATCCTTTTCAAGGAGATCGGGCTTATGATCACGGGCTTGATCTTGCATATCCACTTTCATGGGATACTCTAGAGCGTGATATGTTCGAATTCGACAAAGGCATTATTACTTGGATCAACTGGTCACCTTGGGCTACACAGCAAAATAGACCTATTTACGGATTCCGTTACAGAGTCTATAATGCTACTGGAACTCTTGTTTCTACTACTGATGTACCTGTTATTGTTGCAGATGGTAGTGGACCCCGAAATAATTGTTCTACTTCTATCTCGGCACAACTAGATCATGAATATGATTTGATCCATGTGGTATGTGGGCCAGATGAAATTAGAGATCTTACAGTGAATCCTACACTGGGACCAGGCTGGAGCTACAGCATACAGGGTTATGAAGTAGGTAATCTCGGTTCTTGTACATTCGGAGAGCCAGTCACAGTAGAAGTCACAATTAACGTAAAAGAATATTGCGAATACTTGTACCCAAGAGCACGACTTAACTGGTTGAATTCTTACGGAGGACGAGATGGTTTCAACTTTACTGCAGAAGCAGAAGAAAATATTTCATCTACCCAAAGTTCATATGCACAAGAGCAGCTGAACTGGAGTGGTTCTGTTCCAGTTACTCAGCTGAGTTCTAATTATCCACCCACTGCTACTCTTGCAATTAAAGGTGGCAATAAGGTGTATAACAAAAACATTTCAACCACTTGGAAGCTTACCACAGACTGGTTAACCCAAGACCAAATAACCTTATTAAAGGATTGCGCTAAGTCATCACAAGTCCTCTTGTACATCAAGGGTGATAGCACAATCTACGATTATTTCCCTTATGCATGCACTATCAAAAATGCAACTTACTCAGTAAAGCTGATCAAGGCTTACAAAATGTATAATGTAACTTTTGAAGTAGAGCTTGCACAACCACAGAAAATGCAGAATAACTAAATGGCAGTCCAATTATATGTAAAGTATCCAGATACTACAAACTGGATTGTACTTGATCAGTTCTCAGCAGAGCCAATAAAGCTGAACTTCTCGGTTTCGAATATTATCGATCCGCTGCAAGTAAGCTCTATTTTCTCTAGAACATTCCGGGTTCCACACACAAGTATAAACGGGCCTTTCTTTAGAGCAGTCTTCAATGTGAATTCTGTTTCTTTTGATGCAAGTAAAAAAGCAGACGCATACATTAATGACAATGGTGCTCTTTTCTCAGTAGGTAATATCAGACTTGATTCTATCTACAGAAATCAACAAGCCGGAGATATCCAGTATGAAATTATTTTCTATGGAGAGACTTCAGACTTTGGATCGAAGATTGGTGGTGGATTCTTAAGCGAAGTAGACTTAACTGAATACAATCACCCTCTGAACTACTCAAATATTACAAATTCATGGTCAGGTGGGTTGTTTAGTGGTGATCTTGTTTATCCCTTATGCGAATGGGGCTATGACTATGAAGATGGTCTACCCCTACAGACTACTCTTGCAGCAGGTGGTGCAAATGGATTTGTAGGTGCATCGCCACCAGCCTTAGAACAAAACCAGTTCAAACCTGTAATCAGAGCCAAAGCACTCTGGGATAAGATCTTTGACGAGACTGGTTATACTTATGAGTCTACATTTTTAGACTCTACTGAATTTACAAATCTATATGTAATTACAGAGAGCACTGCAAGAGCAGCTCTAAATGTAGACAATACATTCACAGCTACAAATGCTACACAAGATATCATCACTGGTACTTGTGGATTCCCAGTTCAGGCTGATACTGAAGTTTCAGATCCAAATAACAACTGGAATGTGGCTACTGGAATCTATGTAGCTCGAGCAACAGGTGCTTATACTTTTACTTTTAGCGGTGCACAATGGGCTTTACCCCCACCTGGAGCTGGTTCTTATACATTTACATTTACTCTATCAATTGTAGATGTAGATACTCTCGTTACATTGGCAACTACAAGCCCGACAAGTGCAGGTTCTGGTTACAATGCACCGATCAGCCGTACATTTAATGTCTCTCTTACATCTGGACAGCGAGTAGCATTTAAGTATTGTGTATCTGCAGTAACAGTTGGTATCATTACTTCTTTTCTTACTCGTCTCTTGAATGTAACTCTTCGTTGTACAGTAGCACCTGAAGAAGTTACGCTGACTTCTCTCATGCCTAACAATATCAGGAAGATAGATTTTATGAGGTCTATTATCAACAAGTTTAAACTTGTATTTGTACCTGATAAAGATATTGCCCGAAAGTTTGAAATCACTCCGTGGAAAGACTGGATCTTACAGGGTACAAATAGAGACTGGACTGAAAAGCTAGATGGGGGTAAAGACATGAAGATCAAACCGCTCTTCTATGGTCAAGAGCGTTTTCAAGTCTTTAGAGATTCAGAAGATGGAGATTTCGTAAACTTAAACTACGGACTTGTAACAAAGCAAGTTTACGGACAGCTAAATCTAGACTCAGCAAACGAACTTATTACTGGTGCAAAAGAAACAGTAACGAGTTTTGCACCTACACCCTTATTGCCGATTGGAAATGCAAATCCAAACGCAGATCCTGTAACAGATCCTTATGTATATTATGCATCAGAGTTCTTGATTCCGCATTTGGCAAAAGATACAAATACTGAGCGCACACCTATTCAGCCAAAGCTTAGACTTGTGTATTACAACGGAATGATCGAAGTTCCAGACTCAAGTCAAAACTGGAAACTCTTAGATGATGGAGGGGCAGGAGTTACTCACACTCGATATCCTCTTGTTTCTCAATATTCTTCATGGCCTCCGAACTCTTCTACCTTTGATCTGAGTTGGGAAAATGAATCTCCGCTCTGGGATACAGAGCAAACAAGCAATCCAGTAGCTCGTACACCTTATGATACATTTAATGTGTATTGGAAGACTTGGTACAACACTACATTTGATCCTTACTCTAGACTTGTAGAAGCATCTTTTGTTCTTGAATATGATGACATCTATAACTTAAAATTCAATGACTATGTTTTTGTAATAGATGCGTGGTATGTTGTAAATAAGATTGTAGACTTTATTGCAGGACAAAAAACAAACTGCAAAGTCGAGTTGATTAAAGTAGGAAACGAGATTGGCTTGACTATTCCACCTACAGTGGTTCTGTACACACCGGTAACTCTATGCTTTGGTTTTACTGCATGTGAAGCATTTTGCTGCAACGGAGAATTTGGACCACAAACTTACTATGTTGATGGTGCAGATCTTTTAGACTCAAACTTTATCTGGACAGATATCTATGGAAGCATTCCAGTTCCAATTGGAATTTACTCAGACGGTGTAACTACAGTAGGAACTGAAGCAAGTGGTGTTATTTCTACTGTGTATGATACTTCAGAATGTGATTGTGAACCTGCAGCAGTTTACGAATTCACCGTTTGTTTTGCAGATGAAGAAGAGGGACTCTGTGTAGCATGTTGCTGCACTGGAGACTCAATAACAGTATATGGGCCAGATCCTACCCTGATCAATAATGCTTTTCTGTATACTGATTCTGGTCTTACTACACCAGCTCCAAATGGAAACTATTACGATAGTTCAGTTTCTGCAAGCCCATTCACTGCACAAGTCGGTGGTGGACTGGGACAAGTGCAAGCAATTGGGGTTTGTACTTCATGTGAATGTAATTTACCAGAGCTTTATGAGCTATTTGCAGAATTTCTAGGACCAGAAATTTCTCCTGAAACGGCTTGTGATGGTGGAGGATTTGAAGTTTCAGTGTGGGGTGATGCAGCTACATGGGATACTTCAACCGAAGTCTTTGTTAACAATATAGGAACTGTTTTTGCAGCAGAAGGAAACTACTATGACCCTCTTACAGATCAAGTCTTTGAAGTAGATGGCAGCGGAACAATTATATCAATTACTTCTTGTAGTGTTCCACCTGTTAATCCAGATGCACAAGCATTTTTTGATGCAGTTGAAGGCGGTGGAGATACTTTAACTGATTTAGAAAAAAGTGCAGTAAACACTCTCGTAAATGATCTACAAGATGCATCTTTATGGTCTCTATTTGATGCATTCTATCCTTTTGTTGGAGGAACTGCTACATCATGTAAATGGAATCTTTTAAATCCAGTTAACACAAATGCAGCATTTCGAGTTACATGGTACGGTGGAATGACTTTCTCATCAACTGGTATTTTAGGTAACAGTAGTAATTCAGGTGGAAATTCTAATCTTAATCCTACTACAGAATCATACACTCAGATTTGTATGGGAGTCTATATTAATGCAGGATTTGGGCCGGTTCCAAATGGTGACTATGATATGGGAGCTTATGATGGAAGAGATTGGATGATTTCACTTGGGTTTAACAACAAAACAACTAAATATGCAAATTTTGGTAGTGGTTATGTTACTCCAACTACAGGTACTTATGCAAAAGCACTCTTCTTAGGCCAAAATAATGGTACAAATATACAAATGTATCAAGGCACAACTCAATTAGCGTCGCAAGCACACACTAGGCAACCACAAACACTGCCTCTAGGAATTGGTTGTAGCTGGAGAAATTCAGTTACTGAATCGACTGCAAGAGGATATGGCACTGCATTCTTTGGTGGTACTTATCTAACAAGCGGGCAAATAACAGATTTAAACACAGCTATTGTAAACTTTAATGACACTTTATCAAGATGACACAAGTAGGACTACTTACAATTGAACAAAAAGATTTACTTATCGGGCAAATCTGGCAGACTGGTATTTATTTTAATCCAGTTCAAGATCTAAATAATAACTGGGTGCTCTCAACGCAAGAAATGCAGGGTAATACAAATCCAAATTTTACTTGGGTTTCTGAATTGCCACTAATTGATTTCGAAAAAAAGCCCGCTGAACCAAATCCTATTTCAAATGAGTAAAAACAAATATCTAAATAAAAGAGCGACAAAATGGCAGATAGAACTATAGGCTTTACTCTTAAAGTCAATGGAGTCCAGCAAGCAATCACTTCGATTGATGAGCTAGATCAGGCAGTTGCAGATCTAGAAGCCACCCTGAAGCAGGCTGAATTTGGTTCAGCAGCTTTTAAAGAAGTACAAAAACAACTTATTGCAGCAAAAACTGCAAAAGAAGATCTAGATAAATCTCTAGAAGGCAGAGGTGCAGAAAAGCGCTTACAGGGTATTATCGGTCTGGCTGAAGGTGTAGGTGGTGCATTTGCACTTGCTTCACAAACTTCTGCGCTCTTTGGAAAAGAATCTGCAGAGCTTGCAAAAGTCGAAGCAAAAGCACAGCAAGCAATTGCTGTAGTAATGGGAGTACGTGCAGTAAAAGAGGGCTTGCTAAACTCTGCACTTGAAAGAAAAATCATTCTCGAAAAAGCAAGTGCTGCCGGTACTGTAATCTTAAATGCAGTTAACAAAGCTTTCAATCTTACTCTAAGTCTAAATCCAATTGGACTAATTGTAACTGCAGTCGGTTTACTTATAGTAGGATTCTTGAATCTTATTGGTCCGATCAAGAAGTTGATGGCTCAATTTGACTTCTTGAATAAAGCAGCAGATGCTGTTCTTGGTACTCTTAGAGATATTGGATCATTCTTAACAGGTGGACTGATATCAGATTCAGCCACTGCAAAGATCGAAGATAATGCAAGCAAAGCTGTAGCTGCTCTAGATGATATTGCATCAGCTGGTAACAAAGTAATTGATGCAGAGAAGCGTAGGTTGAGTTTCTTAGAAGCAAGTGGTGCAACCGAACAGGCAATCTATGACCAGAAGCAAAAGATTACAAAAGCAGAGCTAAAACTCAGAACAGATGCAGCAAATGCTCTGATCAGATTGCAGCAAAAGACTGGTGAACTTGACGAAGAGCAGCTAAAGAAGCTACAAGAGCTACAAAGAGAAATTGCAGACTTAAATCAACAAGCTATTAATGAAGAAGCTTCTTTCGAAAAGAAGAAAGCTGATGATAAAGCAAAAGCAGTTGAAGAAGCAAAGGCAAAAGCAAAAGAAGCTGCAGATAAAGCAGCAGAAGCTCTAAAGAAGCGTAGAGAAGATGCTCTAGCCTTACAAAAAGATGCACAAAAAACAAGTCGTGACTTACAAAATGCATTCTATTTAGATTCTCTTAAGGACGAAGAATTTAAGGCTCAAGAAACTCTTCGAATACAACAAGAAGCTGCTCAAAAAGAGCTTCAGTTACAGATTGATACTCTTGCAAAGAAAAAGGCTCTTACAAAAGAAGAAGTTGCAGCTCTTACTGCACTTCGACAAGAGCAAACTGATCTTACCGCAAAGCAGGGCCAAGAAACACAGGCACTTCTAGATACACAAGCCGAAACTCGTAAGCAGAAAGAAAAAGACTTTCAAAATGAGCTTAGAGATGCAAGACAAAGTGCATATCTGGCTGGTATTGAAGATGAACGCTTTGCTGCAAAAGAAACTCTACGATTAGATCTTGAAAATCAGATTGCATCTATCAATCAGAAAGAACTTAGTGAAGAACAGAAAGCTGAACTGATAAAAGCTATCACTGAAAAGAACAATGCTGATGTACTGAAGTTAAATAAAGACTTTGCCGAAGAAGACAAGCAGATCGACATGGCAAAGCTTGAATCGAAGTATGCAAATGCACAAGTTCAAATTGATCTTGTAGCTCAAGTAGGATCTTTCATATCTCAAATTGCAGGTGAAAACAAAAAACTTGCAATTGCAGGAATCATTATCGAAAAAGCTGCAAGTATCGCAAATATTGTAGCAAATACTGGAATTGCAAATGCAAAAGCAGCTGCTGCTACTCCACAAACTTTTGGACAACCCTTTGTAGGAATCAATACAGTTTCTGCTGGACTTTCAATTGCACTTGCAATTGCAGGAGCTGCAAAAGGAATTAAAGAAATTAATGCAGCTGGTTCATCAGCAGCTGGAGGTGGTGGATCTAAGCCCACTCCGTCTAAGTTTGCAGCAGGTGGTATGGTATTTGGTCCTGGGACTGGCACCTCTGACAGCATACCTGCATTGCTTTCGAGTGGTGAATCTGTAATCAATGCAGAGTCTACACAAATGTTTGGTGGTTTACTTTCAACAATTAACCAAGCAGGTGGTGGAGTTCCAATCACAAATAGCGGCAATAGTTCACCAATTGTAAAAACTTATGTAGTAGCAAGTGAAGTTTCTTCTCAACAAGAAGCTGACTTCAGAATAAATCAAATAGCAAGACTCTAATGAAAAACAAAAAACTAGTAGAACTCGGTATCTTAACCGATGATGAAAATTCAGGTGTAAGTGCAATCTCACTTGTAGAAAATCCTGCAATTGAAGTAGACTTCTTGTACTTCAAAAGCGAAAAGTTTGTAAAGCCTACAGGCGGAGAAGATGAAGGTAAATTTATCGGCAGATGCATGAGTGCAATTGAAGGAGAATTTCCAGATCAAGAACAAAGACTTGCAGTATGCTATAGTTACTGGTCAGAGAAAATGGCTATCACTCCTAACCCATGCTGGAAAGGATATGAACCGATCGGCTTGAAAACAAAGAATGGCCGACAAGTTCCTAACTGTGTAAAGATGGAAGATTACGATTTCGAAGAACTAAATATCTTTGGTTACAATACTCGTTTCTTCTTTATCTGTCCAGGTGCAGAAGCTACCTTTGAACATCTTATCAGTATGAATCCTGATGATGAAACAATCGGAATGATTAGATCAGCTGCAGTAGTTGCAGATAGAGTTTTCGAAATCGAAAAAGAAGTAATTGACAATGCATCTGCTACACAGGAACAAATGAAAGAAGCAATTGTTCTTGTAGATGACTTCTATGATATCATGTACGAAATCGATGAAGAGCTCGGAATGGTACACAATGTGCAATACATGGATGGACACTTAGAAGTAATTGCAGATTACTTACCAGAAGAACTAAGCATCGATACTGCTGGCTTGCCACCTTATGTTGATGAGATTGGTAAAAAAAAAGACTTAGATAAGTTTGAAAGCTATACAGACTATCCCGAAAGCGCAAAGTCTGCAGCAAAGCGTGCACTTGAATGGAGAGATTCTCACCCTGATCAAGACTGTGGAACCGCGGTAGGCTGGACACGTGCAAATCAACTTGCAAAAGGGGAACCTATTTCAGAAGAAACAATCGCAAGAATTGCAAGCTTTGCACGTCATTTACAATACAAAGATGTACCCTATTCAGAAGGATGTGGTGGCTTAATGGTAGATGCATGGGGCGGACCTGCAGCAATTGAATGGGCAAGTAACAAGTTGGATAGAATTAGAGATGAGAAGCTGAGTAAATTTAGCTCTTTTATTCCATCACCAGACTATACAGAAGAAGAGCTAGAAAGTATCGGTGTACTTGCAAAGAAGTTAGGAATACGAGATACTTTTTCTCTTACTGAAAGATTTGCAGAAGATACTGATGAAAAAGAAATCAGATATAGATATGAAGGTGACTCTCCACAGAGACAATTCTGTAGAACATTTATTGGAAGTCTATATACAAGAGATGAAATCAATCAATTATCTTTTCAGGGTGTTAACAAAAGCTTTGGTCATAATGGACAAAACTATTCTCTTTTCAAATACAAAGGTGGACCTTATTGTAAACACTTTTGGCAAAAATACGAAGTAAATCTAACAAGTGGTAGTATGAGACGTTTAGAACCAGTTAACGATATCGAAAGAACAGCAGCAACAAGACCAGATGATATGACTGGTAGAGGAAAATATCCTGGCACTTTCTCTGCACTGCGCTTTGCAGATGAAGAACAAAAAATAGTAGTCGGACCAGCAATGATTCCAAACATGGAAATTCCACGTAAAGATGAGGATGGAGATATCTACTATGTAAAGTTCTCTGAAGAGACTATTAAAGAGATCATGATGAAGTTCATGAAAGAAGCTCGTACCAACGCAACAAATCAAGATCACCAAGAAGATCTTGCGGCTGGAGCTTATGTCTATGAGTCTTGGTTAGTAGAAGATCCCGAAAACGATAAAGCAAATACAAAGTACGGATTCAATGTTCCTAAAGGAACCTGGATGGTAAGTATGAAAATTGATGATAAAGAAACTTGGAAGCGGGTTAAGAGCGGAGAACTTCGTGGATTTAGTGTGGAAGGTATGTTCTCAAATCTTGAAGAAATTCAAACTGTAAAACAGTATATCAAGATTATGAAGATCCTGAAAGACTAAAAACAAAAAAAGAGAGGCCTTTCCGGGCCTCTCTACTTAAAGATCTATATTGAGTAATATAGTCTATTAATCAGAAGAGTTGAAGTACGATTTCATAATCAAAACAGATTATTTCATTACCTTCATCGTCAATAGGTAACATCAATTCTACAATTTCTAGAAATTCTTTGCAGCTTTCTTTGCTGAAAAATGTAGGAAATTTGATCACTTGATAATGCTCATTTAGCGTTAAAAATTCGATGAAACCAGAATCTAACTTGCAAATAGTTAGATAAACTGTATCTGCAACAGACTCTTCTCTGTTACCCATTCTCCAGCTATAATTTAAATTTGCAATGATCAAAACAGTGATTTTTTAGGGTTAGGCTTTTCTTTAAGCTTCATTTCATTTTCCAATGAAACCATAGAAT